TCTATCTTCACAAGTACAACAACAAAGTTTATCTAGAATGCTTAAACAAGAATGACATCCACGATATAGAACAAGTATTCGACCAAGTAAAGAAAGCAACTATTATTCAAGAGTTTGAAACTGAAAAGAACGAATATGAATTACACAGAATAATCACTATGCCAGGAAACAACACTTCTGTTGTTGAATTTAGAGCATACATAGATGACAACGGAAAGTTAAGAGAAATATCACTAGAAAAGTTCAATTCAATCTTTGGAACTGAATATGAACCAGTTGAAAACAAACCATACGAGGTTTTAATCAACATAGACATTGGACAAGACTTTTTCAAGGATAGTAGAAAACTACTAAACGAAGAAATGGCAATAATTAACACTATTGCAGAAGAGGTAGAAAAGACAAAGACTCGTATAGCAACAAGCGAACATTATGCTACTGGAGATATTGCTACAAGTTGGCAACCAAAAAGCACAACATACGATCCGCATACTATCACTGTTGGAACATTACAAGATTACTTTGTATTAATGCCAGGAGATAGGGATCATCAAGTATTCCAGTTCTTACAAGGAGATGTACGAATTGACAAGTACGAAGATACATTCAAGTTCTACGATTATCAAATAATTCAAATGGCTGGGCTTTCTCCAGCAAGTTTTGGATATGAAAAAGACGCTTATATGAACACTGCAAATGTTGATTTATCTGCTAATGCAAGCGATATGACAGTAGAAGCCATTAAGAGACAGTTAGAGCCACAAATCAATCGTTTAATAGAGAACATTATTAGATTACAACAAAGTGCCGAGATAGAAGAAAACAAGATACCTTTAGAGGTTGAATGGGACTATGGAGCAAACGAGAGATTTGATGATATGAAGAAACTTGAAGTATTAAAAGATGTACAAAGAACAATGAGTGTTCCATATAGTGTAAGAGCAGACATAGCATTACCTATATTGAACAAGTTAGTAGATGAACCTATTGAAAAAGAAACTCTTATCAAAGAATGGCAAGAAGAGTCAAACAAAATTGATGTTACATTTGGAGAATTATGATAGACGAACAAGAAATCTATGAAGAGTTTGAGAAAGCATTACTAGAAGCACTGGCAGTATACAAAGAAAACCAGTACATATCCTATGAAGCTATAACAATCTTTATAGAGGACAAAGTCTGGGAGTCTACTATCAAATATAACAGGATGATAAATGTCACAAAGGAAAAGTTCTTTGAAGCACTATATAACGACACACCACTAGACGAATATATCAAAGGAATAACAGAACTCTGGAACATAGACCATTCGTATATGGACAAGTCTATTGAAGAACTAGGAAAAATGGTTATTCAAAAAGACTTTTACAATGCAGCGATGTATGGCAACAAGAAACTAACTACTCGTTCTATTAAACTAGAAAACTACTGGAGAGAATACCAACTTACAAACGACGAGTTGTTTCCATTAAATCCAGAAAGAGATTTTAGGATATTAGAACAAAGATATGTTAATAGACACATTAAGTTGTTCGAACAAATAAGAGAACGATTTAAAGATAGCAAAGACAAAGCGGGAGACTTGGCAAAGTTTCTTGAAAAATACGAGAAACTAGACAAAACTATCCCCTACTTTAGTCACACTACTGGCGATATTATTCGTTATGTAGACATAGGAACATACCTAAATATGTTATACAATGTGAACCTTACAAGGAGTGCTTGGAATAGAGCTATATACGACGCGAAGTTATTGGGAAATGACTTGTGGTACTTACCTGCACATCCGTTCGCTTGTCCACATTGTATGGAATATCAGGGTTATGTATATACAAACCACACACCAACACCAAGAGAAACCAATATACTAGTTCAATACGGCAAACTTGGAAGTTGGTTTAAGGGACAAGCAATAATGGGTGGCGTAGGACATCCTAATTGCAAACATGTATGGGCTTCTTATTGGAGCAAAGAACAAATACAAGATGAAAAGTTTGACAGTGCCGAATGGGAAGAACGATACAAAAAGAAACAAAAAATACAAAGTCTTGACTTGGAAAAGTCTAGGTTACTTGCAAATCGACGGGTTTACAAAGAACTAGGACAACAAGACTTGGTAGATAAAACAACAGAGAGAATCAAAACAATTCGAGAAAAGAAAAAAGAACTCGAAAAGTAGACCTGCCGTATGTCTATAAACTAGACAAGGGTATACCACAATTTGCACTTTCTCAACCAATTCTAGATTAAAGGAGAGAAAAAATGGATATTAAAAAATACCTAAAAAACAAAGATATTGAAGTCACAAACGATGACATTGATATCGACAAGCTAGAAAAAGATTTACTAAAGGGATATGAACTATCTAGCGAAGTAGAGAAAAAGGTTTCTAGTGCATTAGAAGAAGCAAACAAAACTTCTAAAGGTGCATACATAGAACTAGAAACAAAGTATAACGAACTTCAAACTAAATACGATGATATTGAAAAGCGTAATACTGACATTACCGAAAGAAACAAATCTTTAGCATTAGAAAATGTAATGACTAGAGAAGGATTCAAAGATGAAGATTTCAAAGACATAAGTACTATGAGATATTCAATGTTTGGCGATGTTAAGGACGACCGTGAAGCAATACAAAAGATTAAAGAGAAGTATCAAAATACATACTTCCCTACTCCAGATGTTCCAAAGGTTAAAGACGACTTACCTATAAGTAATGGAGTAAGCCAACCAAAAGAACCAATAGTAACTCGTAAAACTAGTATCAAAGATTTATTAATTAAGAAATAGGAGATGAAATTATGTTCGACGAATTAAATTTAGACTTACAAGCATTCGCTAAAAGAGTTTATGACGATATTTTATATCAATCAACATTCTATAAATTTTTAAACCCTGCTTACATTGGGACATTAAGACAAACAGGAGCTCCAGTTATTGAAGTTATTAAAACTGATGTTCTTTCTGTAAATGTAAGAGCTACAAAGGAAATTCAAACTGCACTTGATCCAGCATTAGTAACTTATGGACACACTATGGTTGACCTAACAGAGTTACCAATGGACTATGCAATTAGAGTTCCTGTAACTGTAAGTGGTAGTGATATCACTAACGCAATCCAAAGTGCTGCTGATTTAGAGGACTCTGCTATTGCAGAAGCAATCGACAATTATGGATATAGAAAACTTGCTGCTGCTCAACTTACTGAAGCAGCATGGGATCCAGCAACTCAAGAAGATTACATTACTGCACTAAACGGTTTAAGAGCAACTTTATTCAATAACAAAGTTACTGGAGAATATCGTTTAGGACTAGGAGCTGTTGAATACGCTAATTTAGTTAGTGCATTAACTTCAGTATTGAAGTTCGAAACACTTGCTGGTCGTGAAGGTGTTGATATGGGAGAAATCGCTAGAGTTTATGGCGTATCAATCTTCGAAATCAATGACAATGTATTAGGCGATGACGCAAAAGGATATTTCTTCAACCCAATCGCAGTTGTTGGAGATACATTCTTCAGTGCATTCGTTCAAACTGCTACTGATATTCGTTATCCTGGTTACTATTGTATTTCTGGAAACCAAATGTTTGGTGCAGAAGTTGTTAGACCAGAAGCTATCATTCGTTTAGTAGAAGAAGTATCAGCATAGTAAGAAAGGGGGTTAGATTATGACCTTCTTTGAAATAAGTGACTTTACAAGTAAATATGCTGATTGCCAAGTTCCTCAACAATGGCAACTAGAACAAGCCTGCGAAATGATTTATTCTCAAGTAGGGCTTCGTTATCGAAACTCAAATTGGGGAGTAGATAACTGCCCTACTGCTATTAAAAATGCAAGTATGGAACAATTAAGATTCATATTAGAACACGATATACCATTAATCGACTTTAAAGATAAGGTAAAAGCTGGAGATATGGAAAGTACTTTATCAAGTGACTACTCTACTCTTGCTTTAAGAATGCTAGGTAATGCAGGTTATCTAAATCGAGGAGTTCCAATGAATTACAATATGGGCTTAAGGATACCGTTCTAATGTTTTTAACAAATGCAATGAAAGGTACTTTAACAAAGTACAATAGAAAAAACACAGGTGTATATGATGATGAATACACTGAACAAGTACCAGTTAAACTTTGCCCGTATAACCAAGATGTAAGAGTTGCTTTTGGTGTTTATTCAGTACCAGAAGCAGAAGGTTATTACATCGTCAAATCTAATACTGATGTAAAAGAAGGAGACCAAATAACTTTTATGGGAAAAACTTACACGGTTATAAAAGTAAAAGATAATTGGATATGGAACAGAATAGAAAACTACACGGTGGCAGTTAAGTAATGGAAATAGTAGCAAAGTTCGAACCTAATCTATTAACTGAACAAAAACTTAAAAGAATACCCGATGAAGTGCTTTTCTCGGTAGCAAAACAAACTTTAGACTTTAGTATTCCTATTATACCAATGAGTATTGGTAGAGCTACTTCTGGAACATTACGAAGGACATCTGCACAAGGTGGGGTTCGTAGTTGTGACGGTGGTTACTACATTGGATCATTTACCGACTATGCTTCAAGAGTGTGGTCTATGGACGACACTTTAACAAACTGGTCTACTCCAGGAACGCATAGCCAATGGTATGCAAGAACACTAAAGGAAAAAGGCAAAGTTATCCTAGAAAATGCAGTTAATCAAACTTGGAAGGATGAGTTCTAATGGATGTAACAGAAAAAAACCTAGTAATTATTTCTTACTTACAAAGCCTATTTACTGATTATCAAGTAAAAGCCGAGTTTTCTACCAACGATAGCGATAAAAAAGTTATTGTAGTACAAGAACAACCTGGAGAGAAAATAGTGTTCTACGGGGATATAACACCCCTATTTAACTACTATCAAGTTAATATCTATGGTTTATCAATAAGAGAGAATAAAAACATAGCTACTCAAATTGGAGAGCTAATAGGAAAGCATGTTCAAGTTACTTATGGAGAACATACTTGGCAAATTATATTTATGCAATATTCAAACCCACAAGCGATTGAATACATGGACATTAGAAGAGTTGGTTATAGTGCAACCCTAAAATGTATCGTGAATCAAATTGCTTAAGAAAGGAGCAAAAATGAGCGAATTTTATGTAACAAATAGAGATGTCATCAAGGATTTCTCTATTAATACTGGAACTACTGAAAATCCAATTTATACAAAACTTTGTACTTCTAGTGAATTGACTTTATCAACTGAATTCACTGAACAAACATTCTTTGTTTTCTGTGACGCAATTCAAAGAAGTATCAAAACTGGTGTAGCACTAACGATTGACGGAACAGTTAAGATTGATATCAATAATACGGCAGTTCAAAGTGTTCTAACTAATCTTGGAACATTAATTACTGCAGGAACTATTGGACAATTCAACAATGTTGGATGTAAGTTCGATTTATTAACTGGTGTATCAAGTGGAGTGCTTACTTACACTACTTACATAGTAGATACCAATTTCTCTATTGAATCACTTGGTGGAGCAGCAGAGGGTGTTGGAGAGTTCTCAATTTCTCTAACAATCAATGGTACTGGTACTGTAAGTGCATAGAAACTCTTAAAGGGGTTAAGGGGGAACAACCCCTAACCTCTTATTTTTTTACAGAAAGGAGTTGAAAAAATGAATCAAGCTAATGGCGGAAATGTTCTATATAAGTTCATTGGAGACGATAAGAACCTTAACAACACGATTAAAGGCGTAAATGGTGCATTAAAAGGTTTGGGAAGCGTTGCAGGAACATTAAGTGCTGGTGTATTGGCTGCTACGACTGCTGTCGGTGGTGCATTAATGACAATTACAAAACAATCTGTCCAGATGTACGGAGAACTAGAACAGTTAGCTGGTGGAGCTCAAAAAATCTTTGATGAGATAGATTACGATACTATTGCTAGAGACGCACAAGAAGCATATAAGACGATGAATTTATCTGCTAGTGAATATCTTGCGTTGATAAACGATGTTGGTGCTACATTCGCAGCAACTATGGGAGATCAAAAGGGATATGACGCTGCTAAAAAAGGTTTGCAAGCAATAAGTGATTATGCTTCTGGAACTGGAAAAGATGTTAATTTATTAGGTCAAAAGTTTACAATGATAACAAGAGCAACAACAAGTTATCAGTCAATCGCCGACCAATTTAGTGGTATCTTACCTGCAACAAGCCAAGCATTTCTTGAGCAAGCACAAGCTGCTGGACTATTAAGCCAAGAATATACAAAGCTAACAGATGTTCCTATTGAAGAGTATCAAGCTGCTGTAAGTGCTATGCTTGAAAAAGGAGTTGCTAATCTAGGACTTGCCAATAACACTTTAACAGAATCAACGCAAACACTAACAGGTTCTATTGCTGCTGCTAGAGGAGCAATAAGTAACTTTTTAAGTGGTGCTGGTGGATTTGAAGAAGTTGTTGAAACGGTTGTTACGGCAGGAAAGCAAATAGGAAAAACGGTTATTCAAATGTTACCAAAGATAGTAGACGGGCTAATTGGAATTGCGAATGGACTTATTCCTGAAATTCCGAGGCTAATCGAAAGCCTACTACCAGTCGCAGTCAATGGAATTGTAAGTTTAATGCAAGGGCTTATCGAGTCTGCCCCAATATTTATTACTACACTAGCTGGGTTATTGCCAACCCTTATTACTGCTTTTGTAGATATGTTCGTACAGGTGTCAAAGGCTTTTTCAGAACAAGCCCCAACGATTATGCCTATTGTGGTAAATGCAATAGTAGACGCATTAATTACTTTGTTTGAAAACGCCGATGTAATAATCGAAGCATGCCTAGCACTTGTTTTAGGTTTAACCGAAGGAATTATCAATAGTTTGCCAATTCTTATAGAGCGTATGCCAGATATAGTATATGCAATACTAAAAGCATTGATAAAATCTGCTCCAGTTTTATTAAAAGCGGGTGTTACATTAGTAGGACAAATTATCAAAGGACTAATGTCTATGCCAGGAAACTTCTATAATGCTGGGCAAAATATTATTCAAGGTATATGGAACGGAATTAAAAACTATGACATAGTTGGAAAAATAAAAGATTTAGCAAGAAGTATGCTAAATGGAATGAAGAAGGTCTTGGGAATCCACTCTCCTTCTACCGAGTTTGCTTGGCTAGGAGAGATGTCAATGAAAGGATATACCGACCAAATAGAAGATATGAAGGGTATGTTGGACGATGTAATTGAAGATACTTTCTCATTATCGCCACAATTAGCAACAGGAGACTTACATTATAGCCCTAATGTAGTCGTAAATAACAATATAACATCAAATACAGACTCGCTAGGGCAAACAGTCACGAACATTAAAACATTCGCCAATGGGGCTAAAAATGACTATAACTACGGAATGGGGGTTTAGGAATGACAATCACAATAGACGGAACAGAAGTGTTATGTTCAAACGATTTTACAATCAATCAAGAAATGCTAAACACCCCTTCTGTTATTTTGAACAATGTTTACCCAAAAAGTTGGGAAACGACAAAAGATTATACAACGAACTTTTATCATCCAAACGACTATTCACAATGCTTAATAAAAGATGATAATAACAACCTATTATTTTGCGGTGTTGTTAAGAATTCTGGACAAATAAGTTTGAACCCAAGAAATCCACACTACTCTACTTTGCAAATACTAGATTATAAGACATTTTTAAGCGAAGGAGAGCTAGACGCTTTTGTAATAGCAAACAAGACCATTACGGAAGCGATACAGATGATTATTGACGACATAGATGATTATGGCTTCGAACTAGGAAATGTGTATATATTGGACGCTAATGAGGTTATAGGAGCATATTCCACTAAAGATAAAAGCGCGTATGATGTTTTTAATTATATAGCAGATATAACACAATCAAGGTGGACTACAAGAGTGTTGGGGGTTGGTAGAGTTGCAATAGATTTCTATGATCCTACTCTTATGACGGCAGGAACTACAATTAACTACACAACCACTTGGTTTAAAAACAACAAAATAATCGATATGTCATACAATTACGGAACTTGGGACTATCGAAACAAGCAAGTAATGACATCTCGTGAAGTATATGGAGACATATCACAAACACAAACAATTAACTATGACGGATATGCCACTCAATTAATGACGGAATATCCAATAGGAACAATACAATCTATCCTAGTTAATGGTGTAGCAAGAGATTTTATTACAAATGAAGAAAAAAACATAGGTCTAGGAGCTGACTTCTACTACTCTGTTGGAGACAACTTCTTCGAAAGAGGAATGTCAATTAGTACAGGAAGTACAATAGTAATAACTTATGTTCCTATCGTAGAAGGTAGACAAATAATAACAAACTCTACTGAAATATCAAGAGTTGCTACTGCAACAGGAGTAAAAGGAATCGTATCAAGATACGAAAACCGAAACGACGCAATTACTTCAAATGAATTGCAACAAATAGGACAAAGTTATATCAAGTACAAAGGTGTGCCAGAGATAAGATTAACGGTTAAAAGTGAATCTAATATATGGAATGTTGGGCAACGAGTTCAATTCAATGCACCTATTAGTGAATTAGATACCGAATATATGGTAAAAAGGAAGCAAATAAACTATGTTGTTACAGCAAACAAAATATTCTATACATTTGAACTAACATCAAGCTTTAATAGTGAAAGCGCTATTAATTACTTTGACAATCAAAGAGCGAAAGCAAATGGAAACATAAAAGAAGGAGAATACATATCTACAAATGTAGATTTAGAACAAACACCAATCGACATTATATTTTACGACACATCATCTTCTGCAGTTAGTGTACAAGGAGATAATGTTCTAAATTGTGGACTTAATTCTCCACTTATTCAGTAAGGTGGTGCTATATGAAACAAGATATTTTAGATTATATAACCAACAATGTAAATCAAACTACTGGAACAAATGAACCTATATTTAATAGTACAACTCTTCAAACATCTATTAGTGATAGAATTAATGCTTTACTTGGAACATTTGTTTTTTCTGGTTATTTATACGACCAACAAACACAGAACATAGCAATTTATGGTTATTATGATAGCAAATTTTATGGTTTTATATATATTATCGATAAAGACCTAAACGAATTAAAAATGATAACACAATTTACAAGCGGTCTTAATTTGTTTCCAATAATGGATATGAATCAAGACGAAACTGGTAATGTTTATGCAATAAGTGAAAACGACACTGCTGACGGAAGCACAAAAAGAGTTTTACTTTTAAACAATATATTTGTAAAACAACCAAACGGAGATTATCAAGCAAGGTTAAGGCAAAGTTACATTGTTCCTTACAACGAACTGCTTGTTGCTACCAATACTGTATTTTGGAGACAGAAAACAAAAAAAATAATTAAAGTTCCTGGAGAAGCTACCTACTTTATGTTTTTGCGAAAGTCGAGCAAAAGTCATATTGTAAGATTTACCATTAATGTTGGAAGCGACAACGAATGGGTGCTTACTAATACAAACATAAATGGATATGGATATGACGCATTGATTGAAAAAAACAACGATACAGTGACTTTATATTATTATTGTGCTAATTTAGACTCCGCTACAAATAATATTTATAGCTATACATTAATCAACGATGTTTTTACTCAAATAGGTAATGTCGCTACAGACATAGAAATAGAATTTGTTTTTGCAAAGTCTACAAATGAAATATATTTTGGTGGAAATGATAGTAATGTTACAAATGGATATTTAAAGAAACTTGTAAATAATTCATACATTACATTGGATACTTTTAATGCTAATACATACTTAAGAATGCAAATGGTAAATGAGATCACAACATTGTATAAAAGAACATCTACAACAGCTTGTGTTGGAATACTACAAGAAGATACACCATATTATTCAAGTTTCTTTTCAGCACCAAGTACCATAGTAACATTCTTTGTAATGTTATCTTATAATTTGCTTGTGTTTTACCTTACTACTGGAACAAACAACAATCAAACAACAACAAAGTTTACATTAGACTATAACCCAGTAAACTTTAACGGAAACAACTATACAGATTACGATTCAACTGTTCCTAGAAAAGCAAGATTGTTTTGTAACAACGAAATGATATTCGCAAGAAACTTATACAACTTGACTTTGAATGGTGCTACATACACTGCTACTGTTCAAGTTCCAAATACAATGCTTAATAATGTAACAATAAACCAAGAGGACTTAATCAGTAACACAAACTCGTTATTAATTACAAATAGTCAAAACATACAAAAGAACATTTATGAGACATTATATATAAACTTCATTCAGTCTTTTACAGTTACGGATGAAGATACAAACACTTCTTATCCAGTAGCTGCTGCTTATGTTAATCAAAACATAAATACAGGAACACAAGATAATTGCAACGATTCTTTTGTAGGAAAAGTAAAAATAAACTATGCTATACCATTTACACAAAATATTACTTGGACTTATGTTACAGACCATTATGAAACCACATTTTTAATAGACGCAACAAACGAAGCACCTTCTTCAATAGACTTTATGAGTAATGACGAAACGACTCTTTATATAACAAAGAACCTAACATTCACAAGCGGTAATTATTACATAATAAACCAAAAATTAAGGATAGAATAAGGAGATGATAATATGGCAATAAATACAATAACTTATGCCAATAAGTCTGCAATATACACAAATGCAAGTATTCCAGACGCAAACAAAGTAAACGATACTGATATGAATGAAATCAAGACAGTAGTAAACGATAATGCTACTCTAATGGGAGATTTGGCAACATTGAACACAACAACTAAATCTTCAATAGTTGGAGCAGTAAATGAAGTTTTAGGATATTTGAGTTGGACATTTGTAGATTCTAAAACAGGAACTGCTTCGATTACTCTACCAAATTCATTTAGGGAATTGTTGTTTGTAGTAAAAATAAACAATGCCGATAATTTAAACTTTACTATGTATGTTCCTTACGCAGTCTTATCAACCACCGAACAAGGATTCAATAGTGGTTACTATGCAACATCAACAGGAAAT